TTATGGCGGGGCGAGCACCTGCCACAAATAATGATGGATGCTTCGCCTGTTCTGCATTTGCAGCGATTTGACCTTTTGCTAGTTCCTGAGCATGACGAGAAGCAAGGGTTGCCAAATCATGGCTTAATCTAGCCTGTTGATCTTTGTCTTTGATAAATTTTCCAACCAGACTTGTAACTGGTCCTATAAGTGCTTGTAACATTAATATAACCTCATATCTTTATTTACATTTACTAACTTACAGTAACAATCATACTTTTTAATTTCACCTTGTATTTTAATCTCCTGTTTAGTTAGTCTATCTTTATAATAATTACAGTTATTAACACTGGCTAAATACATCGTGCCCGCTGGTAATCCTGATAAATAACATAACAGGACAAATGCAGGCTTCATGTCACAACCTTTACTGTACCACTATCATTATATAAAGCTCCTGTTTCTAATCCTGTAGCACTTGTTGGCAAATCTGTTAAAGTTATTTTTGTAGCTCTAAGTTCTCCAGGATTTCTTTCTTGTAAAATAAATATTTGCAAAGCTCTAACCAAATCCTCAAGGTAAGCTCTATCTATTATTTCAGGTGGTGTAGGCAACCTAGGTGGTGGTACATTTACTAATGCCATTATCTTCTACCATCCTCTCTTACATCTATTCTTGGGGTTCCCATTTTAAATTTACAACCAGTAGCTGATGAAGCAAGCTTTATTGCAAATGATCTGCCTCGTATTCTATAATCTAATTTTTCTGTAAACTGCTCTACAGGACTGGTTGCTGTTCTTGTTGCAGTACCATCGCTAGTTTGTAAAAAATCAGCCCCAGGAAAATCTCTTGCCTTTACAGTAAATGTTGCGTTTGGTGAACTACCTGTTGTAGATCCTATAAATGTTAAATCAGGTATAACTCTTCGTATTGATAAAAACTTATCACCATCACCTATATCCATAGGAGCAGACTCAACAAAAGCGGTCATGGCACTTGTATCATCATCAAATCCTGACTCATGATTAAATAGATAAGAACTACCAGCTGCAATAGGAAATGTCCTAACACCCCTATCTATCCATGCTGTTCTCACAATATTTCCATAATACCAAACTTTTTCATTATAATTATATATTACATATTTATCATTTTCAGTAGAGGTTAATGATGGATAAAACCACCACACCTCACCAAATTCAGAATTGATACCAGCTACAACCTTGTCTTTTTCTTCCATATTAAAATCTAAAAAAACTTTATCTTTAACCGTGCACGGTAATTGAGAAGTCTGTCCAGCATGTATGTAAAAATTATCTATCCCCATCCAATACACAACATCCTCTGTGGCTATGGCGGAGGCTGGGGACATTATTGTGATATTAGATGCAAGCTGTGATATACCAAATGTAAATGGAGGTCCTATAAACTGCATACTATGTAAAGATTTATCCGTATAAACTAATATTTCTCTTTTTGTCTCTACAGCTTGTACAAAGGTAGAGCCTGCACCTAATCTTAAATCACCAGCGGTGTTCGTGGTTGTAGGAAACCAATCTACAGGATTTTCTTGACTGCTAAATCTTATTAATAAAGGATCTTGTATACCATCACCTTGTGTCGCAGAACTACTACCACCAACTCCATCACAACCAAAAGCTATAACATGTCTGTCTACATCAGATACTAATATTTGTTTTGCTTTTGTAGGAACACTTTTCTCACCACTAAATGTGGATGTAGCACTAAGTTCTACGGCTCTAGAATCCAGTCCGTTTGTTTTATCCCAATAAAATAAACCAGAATCTCTAGGATTGATAATTAAATCTTCTCCAAAATTATCATGAGACCACGTTCTTATTTGTGCTCCTGCAACTGTAACACTTGCAGCATTTCCCCAGCCAACAAAATCATCCGATGAATCTGCATTTCCTAATATTAAAAACACCACCGAACCATCTGCATGCGAACTTGCCTCTGTGCCGCTTTGTGCTCTAGTAACAGTTAAATCATTTGTTGCTACATTTGTTACTTTTAATATTTCTTCTTCTATTAATATCAAATCGTTGGTTGCTATGCCAGTCCCGCTCGTTACAGTAAGTGTGGTATCTGAGTCACTATATGTGCCTCCTTCATTTATTGTAGTCGATAAAGCACCACTTGTTGTTCCTCCCCATTGACCTGCACTCCATCCTGTGCCTCCAACAGTATTATCTAATCCTGTATTTACCTGATATGTTCCAACTGTGCTTGATCCCCCATTACCCGTATCAGATGAGTTTGCAGTAACACTTACAGTTATTTCATATTTATTTGATGCAACAAATCGAGTTATTTGATGTTCTGCATTTAATATAGAAGCTGTTACCAAGCCCCCTAAACTTACAGCATCAGAGAAGGTTACAAAATCATTTACAATAGCTCCATGACCCGCATCTGTAACGGTAATTATATTGGAGCCATTAGATGCAGCAAAAGTCACATCACCTGCACTTGTTGTTAATCTAATGGGTGTAATATCATTAAAATCTTCTCCTTGCTCTATGTAATATTTTAAATGTGTTCCAACTCCTAAAAAGTCTGAGCCATCTAAAGCGACCCAGTTGTGCAATCTTCTGGCTGATCCAAGATATGTGTTTTGACTATATTTTATCCAACCTCCTATTTTTTCTGGATACCCATTTCTAAATCTAACTTTATCACAATCAAAATATCCATTTTCATTACTTAATCCAGTTATGTCTCTATTTATACCAGGATTAAATTTTAGAGTTTGTAATGTCATTATGAACTACCTCCCAATCTTGTGCCGTTAGCTGTGAATGTAGTTGTGCTAGTTCCATCTAAAAATTTACCTGCCGCACCACCAGATCCAGGAGCACCAAATGCACCTCCACCTGCACCCCCTGATCCTGCCTGTCCTAAATCTCCACCATCTCCTCCAGCAGTTGCAGCACCAGATCCTGAACCGCTTCCGCCATTCGTAGCCGTACCATCAGATCCAGTTCCTCCTTGAGTTCCATTGCCTTGTCCACCAGCACCTACTATGGTACCAGCTCCGCCACCGCCTCCTCCGCCTCCAGCGGTATCAACAACATCACCAGCACCACCGCCACCACCACCTCCAGCGATTGTACCGCTTGTGTTATCTATGATTGTTGTCATTGTTGTTTTTAAAGCTGTTCCTCCATCTCCACCATCTTTATTTGATTTACCATCTGCGTTAGTGCTTCGACCATTATTACCATCATTATTTATTCCACCACGACCACCAGCACCTCTAATAGTACCATTATTTGTTATATTTAAAATAGATCCTGTTGTTGCAAAACCTATTGTTCCTGTTTGGAAAGAGGGCGTTGTATGTGAAGTTGATCCTATTACCACACCTGCATTTATTGTTAAATTTATTCTCACTCTGTCCGTGCCATTATAACTTGTGTTACCTGCTAGATGTGTAGCTAAATTAAAATCATTTGTACTAGAACTTATAGTAATATTAAATACGAGTTCTCCACCTGAGCCAAATCCTAAAACATTGTAACCAAAATTTGTCATTATGTGTCATTCTTTGCATCTGTTGTAAAAAATATTTTAATACCAAGTAACCTAGCATCACCGCTTTGATCATCTTCAGAAACATCTCTCATAACTTGAAAGAATACAAACTCATCTGTAGATGGTGAACCTGCGATAGTTACAGCACCACTCTCTGCTGTGACATTTAAATCATTGGAGGTCCCACTGTGTGCTTTAGCTGTTGCTACAACATTTGTACCAAAAGCTGTATTACAGGAACCATCGTCAGCAATAGCAACTCCTGATAATCCCCATGCTACAGTACCCGTGTTTGTTCCCGTTACAGTAAAAAAAGCTTGAAAAGTTATTGTACCTTCGTTCCAAGACTTTGGAAAAGCTACAGTAAACTGTGCATTTTCATCTGAGCTTGGATCAAAATCCAATACTTTAATTTCAGGACCATTTGATAACTCTACTTGTGTAAGTGTAGAGCAACCGTTTGTTGTGTTAGGATACATGGCAGAGGCTGGTACATAGATTGTTTCTTTACCTGCTACCTTTACAGCTGAACCACCAGCCTGTACCGTACCTGTTCCATTCGGCGCAATGTTAATATTCCCATCAGCTCCATCTGTTATTGTTATTGTTCCTGAGTCTGTGCCAGAATTTGTATTTAAAATTAGGTCTCCTGTTCCGTTTGTTGTAATAGTTGCATTAGCATTATTATCTCCAACTTGCACCGTGTCAGCTTGTAAAGTAACATCTCCTGTACCATTAGGAACTATGTCTATATTTCTATTAGATGTAGAAACTATATCAAAAGTCGATATATCTAAGTCAGCACCTAATTGAGGACTGGCATCTAAAGACAATTCTACTGTTTGTTTTGTAACCGCAGCACCAGATCCCGCACCATCTGAAAATACCCACGCAATCTCACCATTAGATATAGTGGCATTATCTCCTGATCCTTGAGATAATATAACTGAGTATGGTCCAGAACTACCAGAGTCTGTTGTGGCATTTTTAACTAAATATACTTTATCCTGATCATTAGGTGATATAGTAACTGTATTGTTAGCTCCAAGTGCCCCTGTAAATACTAGCACTTTAAACCCACCATCAGAAAGAGCACCATCTGTTGTAGTAAGTGTATGTGTTGTTCCAGATAACGATATTGATCCTACACCATTTATAGCTCTATCAATTAT